ATATTTACCAGAGCAGTTTCTTTTCTTATCTACTTTAATTCCATTAACTACTAATTCTTTATCTACAATTTTCTCTGCTTCCTTTTCTATTTTAGCTGACAATTCTCTTCCTTTTAAAACGACATCTCTTTTCTTTTCTAATAAGTCTTTAATTTTTTTATTTTGTAATTTGATTATACGCATATAGCCATTTTTTATAATTATTTTTAATATTGTAATTCTTTAAGACATACTTCTTAGCATTCTTGCCTATTTGTCGTCTTAGAGATTTATCTTTAATTAACTTATTTAATTGATTTCTAAAGTCTTCTTCTGTTGTTGCTAATAATCCTAAACTTTCATCTTTTAAGTCGTAATCATAAGGACTTAAACCATCAGGGAACGATTGAGCAACTACTGGTATTTCTAACATAGAGCATTCTAAAAACTTTATATTAGATTTACACCTATTAAAGTAATTGTCTTTACGAGGTATTAAGGCAATATCTAATTCAAGAGAGTTTAATTTATCTTGATAATCATATATAGGAACTACTGGATGCCATTCAATGTTTATCTTACTCCAATACTCGTATTCTTTACGATATAGTTTTTTAATTAGTTTAGATTTCTTTGGTTGTAATCCAAACATAACTAATTGAACATCATCTCTATTTCCTAATTCTTTTAAAAGGTCTTTTATGTGTTCACTATCTCCATTATTAGCTACACTTCCAATTATTCCTATTCTTACTTTATCTCCTTTATTTCTAAGTGGCTTGTCCCAGTCATCAGGGTCTACACAATTAGGAAGGACTACTACATTAGGGTTTAGCTTTCTATACTCATCTGCTAGAAATTCAGTTGTAGTTGTTACTAAATCAGCATATCTTATAAATCGGTCTAACATTCCGGCACTCTTTTTAAAGAATTTACCCATAGTCATTCCGTCATCTACATTATAAGTGTCATCATTATCATAGACTATTTTCTTTCCTGCTTTTTTTAGCTTAACAGCCATCTGTAATCTCTCTTGGTCGTCTGGTCTATGAAATACTACTACATCACTAGAAGCTACATCGTGTTGTATTCCTACTCGTTGAGGTTTGTTATCATATAAACTTTTAATATCAGTCTTCCAGCCATTATGTAGAAAAGGCATCATTGTCCTTACATAAGCACATCCTGTATATGAGTTATTTATTCCAAATACTTTCATATTAATTTATTAACCCCTTTTTTCTTAGGACTTCCATCGCTTGCCTTGCTTCATCATCTATACTAGCTTCTATTTCCATTTTTGTTTCCGCACGGCTTTTCGGCGGGAGTTTCGGGTCTCTCGCTCTCTCGCTTTCTGGTTTAACCATTCCAGCGTAAGGATGTCCTGGAGGGTAGACTTCGATTCCGTTTTCATTTAAGTATAATTTATCGTGTTTAGTTATATTTACTAAAGTTGCCATAATTGTTTGCTCTTTTAGCTCAAGCACCGCAAAGAGCTGTGGGCTTGAACTAAACAAGTATGATTATTACTAATCTTTTAAATTCCTATTACTAAGAAGTACTAGGAAGCACTTGATAACACATTCACACCGTAAGTAGCACGATTTAAGATTACACCAAACTGTAAGTCAGCAGTTGTAACAGTGCTTAAGTATTGTGGAACATAATTAGATTGAACACGAACTACACCCATTTGACCAGGTAATCTGGTTTCAGCCCAGTGAATAGCATCACGATGAGCAATAGCATTATATCGTCCAGTTGTGCCAGAGATATAAGGGATACGGTTGCTTAGAGAAACCATAACACCATATAACATAGTAGCAGGGCGATTTAATACAGGGTCATTTCCAGCTGTGTTAATCTTTAACTGATAAATAGTATTACCAGCAATTTGGTTCCACCATACCTTTGTATCAAAGAACATTCTAAAGTTTCCATCAGCGATTTCTTCTTTAGTGTTTGCTTCTAAGATACCAATAGCTTTACGGATATCAGAGTCTTGAACTTCAGTAGTTGAAGCACCAACAGAGTCTGTAAAAGTTCCAAATAATTCTGCGATAGCATCTTCAAGAACCATAGCAGCAGTATAACCTGCGTTTCTTGCGTATTTTTCTTGAGTGTAACGAGATTTTAAGAACTTAGCAGCATCTCCATCTTCAATAGCGAAAGATACTTCTTTCCAAGTATCAACTACTAAATTGACTTGAGTTTCTGTGTTAGCGTTTAAAGTAACAGCAGTTGCGTTACTTTTTGCGTAAGCGGACATCTCTGTAATGTTTCCAGTATGAATAGTATCACCACCACCAGATAATTCATCACTTCTATCAATAAAGAATAAAGAGAAGTGTCTTTTTTCTTTAGCGAAGTCGTTAATCTTTGGTGACCATACCTCATTAATGTAAACATCAAGATTTCCACTAGCACCTGTTAAGGTATTGGTTGGGAAAGCCATATTAGCTTATAAAGAACAATGATATGAGAACCTACGAACTAAATCCCATATTCTTAAGAAATTCTTTAGACTTAGATTGTCTAAACTTTTCAAATTCTTCTGGGGACATTTCTTTCTTAGAGTAGGTTAGAGGTTTACCACTTGAGCTTAATTGAGCCTTATTCTTTCTATCTTCAAGTTTTCTTTTCTCTTCAATAGATTTAAATAGCTCATCATTTACAGCGTCAATAAGTGAAATGTTTTTACCTTTAGAAGCATATCCAGCCTTGATAATTCTTAGCTTTTCAATGTCTTCTTCGGTGTAACCATCTCTTTTAAGAAACCTAACATCCATAGCTTCTTCAAAATCAGGGTTCTCTTGATTAGTTTTTTTAATGTCCTCTTTTTTTTCTAAAGGCTTAGAGGTTGCCTTTTTTCTCCAATGTTCTTTTTGAGCCTCAATAGTTTTTAATTTCTTTTGTAAGGCTTCATAGTCTTCCAAAGATGGGACATCGGAGTCATCCTCATCTTCTTCGTTAGTTTCTTCATCCACCTCTTCGGCTTCAGTTTCTTCTAACTCTTCGTCATTTGTTTCAGTAGTTTCCTCTACTTTGTTTTCATTGTCTTCCATAGAAATGTAGGCGTTTTGTGCCTGTTAATTATTATCATTTTTAAGTCTTTAGTGACATCGCCTATGAGTGGGCTAATCTATGGGAGGGTTAGACTTGAACTAACCTGTATACCATTCTCCCTATTTCCAGCTCTCTGTTTTTATATCCCTCTTTGCTTTTGCTTGTATTTTTCGTATAAACTTATTAACTCTATCTCTTGCTATGTTAAGAGCCTTAACTTCTGTTGCTATCTGTTCACTAGATAGGTTAGAGTCTATATCTCCTGGCTTTAATTCAAATTCTTCTTTTAAAATGTCTTTGAGGTCTTGCCAGTCTTGAGTTTTTACTAAGTTTTCTAACATATTATTAAAATGTTATTGAGATATTTTAGCTTGTTGTAAAAGCCTATCAGGCTCTCTTGGCTCTGGTAATGTTCCAGTAGCCTGTCTTCCTTGGTTCATAGCCTGTTGTAACTCTTCTTTTTGTTTAGGGGTTAGCTTCCAAGCACTTATTCCATTATCTTCACAATATTGTCTGAATAGTGGGATGTCAGTAATAGCTGGGTTAACACTAGTCATTTGTAAAGCGTTAAAGTAAGCATCATTTCTAGCGGACTTATCTACTGTTTCATCTGTTGGCATCATTTTGAAGCCCCATTTAAAATTAAAGAAGTTCTTAGGTATTTTAATTGACCTACCTTGTTGTTTAACTGCGTCTTCTATTCTATCTAGTATACGCTTTTTAATCTCTGGTGTTACTACATTTCCTTCATTAGCTAATAAGTAATCTATTTGAGCCTTGCGTTGTAAAGCGTTTATATATTCTTCTACATCAGCATCATCTTCTGCCATTTCAATTATATCTTCGTGGTTCCAATTTTTAACTGTTTCAGGGAATACATATTCCATTAGAATATCAGCAATTTTCTCTAATAGGTTTTGTTTAATCTCTCTAAATGCGTCTACTGCGTTAGCATTCTCTACTGCTATTCCTCTAAAAGTTGAGTTAGAAGGACTAGCTTTTCCTTGTATAATATCAGGTGTAAAGCATAACTTATCAGCTTGATTTTCAATTAATTGTAATTCAGCTAAGAAGTTATTTAAACCTGTATTGCTAATACCTATCTGCTCTAAGGTTTCATCTGGTATAATCTGTCCATTAATAGCCTGCTCTAAGACATTTCCAACCATATCAGGACTACCACTCTTTAATAAGAGTAATGAAGCTATTTCACTTACTTGTGCGTTTTGATTAACTAATTGATTTACTCTTTCTTGAAGTTTAAATAA